CCCCGAAAGGGGACCACAATGGCCGGTAACAACACTGCGGCGAATTTCTCTTCGGACGTCGTCGCGTTCATCGAGGAAGAAACGCTCCCGCTCGCGCGGCGCCAGCTTGTCGCTTATCAATTCGGCGATCCGCTGCGCCTCGAAAAAGGCAGGGGCACCACCTATACCGCAACCCGCTACAACCGCGTGCCGCTGCCCTATCAGCCGCTCGCGGAAGGCGTCGGCCCTCCGCTCGGCCAATCGCTGACGATCGGCCAGGTATCGGCCGTCTGCCAGCAATGGGGCGACAAGGTGGTCATCACCGACGTTGCCGAAATGACCGTCTTCCACCCGCTGTTCTCGAAGGCCACCGAACTGGTGGGCTTGCAGATGGGGGAAACGCTGGAACGCAACACCTTCAACAACTTGATGGCGCTGACGCAGGTCAACTACGTCAACTTCCGTGGCTCGCGCGCCTCGGTCCAGTCGACCGACTACCTGGACCCGGCGACCGTCTCGCGCACTTCCGCCAACCTCGAAACCATTGGCGCCCCGCGTTTCATGGGCGACGAGCAGACCGACCAGAAGAACTCGGTCGACGGCGGCGGGGCCAACGCCTCCAAGAACCCGCGTACCAACCCGCACTACGCCGCGATCATTCACCCGCTGGTGGTGAACGATTTCCGGCAGAACTCGACGGTTGCGACCGCATGGTCGTTCAGCGACATCAATCGCCTGTATAACTTCGAGGCCGGCGAATGGGCCGAGGTCCGGTTCTGTAAATCGAACCTTATCCCGACCTTCACCGGGGTTGCGGCAATCACCACCCCAACGGCGGGCACCGCCGGGACGATGGCCACAAACACGTACTACGTGCAGGTCACGGCGAGCGACACGCAGAACCAGTACGAAAGCCGCGTCTACCAGGTATCGACCGGCATCGCGGTCACTGGCGCCACCGGCTCGCTGTCGGTTGTCCTGCCCACGCTGGCAGGGTTCACCTTCAACGTGTACGTGGGCACCACGTCCAGCCCGGTCAACCTCGGCGCCTGCGCCAATGGCCCGACCTATGGCCCGCAGACCGGCCAAGCCGCCCAGCTTGCTGGCGGTCAGACCGTCATCATCACGGCCCTTGGCAACGCGCAGGTCCCGCCTGCTGCGCCTGCAACCGGCATCACCGTGTACCCGACCTTCGTGTTTGGTCGCGGGGCTTACGGGCAGGTCGTGCTCGACGATCCGAAGTTCGCCTACCTGAAAGACCCCGACAAGTCTGACCCGTTCAACCAGCTTCGGGTCATCACCTGGAAGTGCTTCTATGGGACGATCATTCTCAACACGCAGTTCGCTGCGCGCATTGAGTCTGCGGCGTCGACCAACGGCGCCTTCGGCTAAGGAGCCTCTCTGGACAGGGGACCGGTACGGGGTTAAACCCATATCGGCCCCTTGGCCTTTGGAGGAAAAATTTATGGAAGAAGACATCGACGCCCGGATGGCGCGCGAGGCGGCAGAAGCCGCAGCGCCCAAGGCGACACGCACTCGCAAGCCGGTCGAGGAAGAGCGCAAGCATCCGATCCTGACCAACGCGGAATACGACGCTGCGGTGGCCGAAGCCGAGAAGCGGCTGGCGGACGCCGAGCGCAAAGCTGCGCGCGAAAAGGTCATCGCGGACAGCATGGACAACCTTCGTCGGGAACGGAACGCCCTGACCGGCGTGGTCGACCAGGACGAAGAAGTCGACATCACGATCGACGTGGCCGAGTACACTGACCGCATCATCATCGACGGCCAGCAGTTCTTCCACGGGTTCAGTTACAAGGTTCCGCGCCACAAGGCCGCGACCCTGAATGAAACGATGTTCCGCAGCTACATGCACCAGGCGCAGCTTGACGGGAAAGACCCGCAGGAAGCCTATCGCCGCAGCCATGCGCAGCATGTCAGCAAGGGCGGCATCACGCCGGTCGATCCGGCGCTGGCCGCCAAGATCGGGAGTTTCGTAGCATGAGCCGGGTCGAGGACGTCCCCGCGCTCGGGGTAGAGGTCGTGTCGGCCCTTGGCGACACCCGGCAGGTCAAGATGACCACGTACGTCTCGCGTGACGCGCCGAAGGCAGAGATCGACGCGTTGCTCGACAGACTGGTCGCCGCTGCCGAACGGCAGGAAGCCAAGCCCAAAGCGGCGAAGCTGCAAGACGACATCGAAGACGGCGAGCGCACCTTGCAGAACCTGCGTGACGACATCACACGGCTGGACGGCGAACACCAGGTCAATCTGGCGCGGATCGACGTGCAGGCAGGGTTCGTCGCTGCCGAACTGGCCAAGCTGAACAGCCGTGATCGACTGGCCGGCAAGGCCGCGCACGACGCCGAGAACCACACGCGGACCCTCGAGGGGCTGCGGATGGAGAAGGAAAAGCTGGAAGCCGAGCGTGCCCAGCATCGCGGCAATATCAACGTGACTATCACCCGGCACGAGCAGCACCTTGCCAAGCTGCGCGACAAACTGGCGGTGCTGGCCGCCGTGGCGGAAGGCTGACCTATGGCGTGGCAGGCGCAACAGATTTGTGTGTCTGCCACGCAGAAGGCGGGCGCCCCCGGTATGCTCTCGCAGGCCGGGATGGCGCTCAACGCGATACTGTCCGACTTGTGCCAGACCTTCGACCTCGACGTGGCCAAGTCAGTCGTGGTGATGAACATTGCTTCGGGGTCCGGCCCGTACAACCTGCCGGCCACATACCTGCGCACGCTCCCGGGCGAAGTGTTCGTCACCTACAACAGCGTACCCTACCCCCTGGTGGCGATCGACCTTGCAGAGTTCGACGCGTTGATCCAGCAGCCCGGCCTGCAATCCATCCCGACCATGTTTGCAACGGACATGAGCCAGTCGCCACCCGTGATGTATGTCTGGCCACCGCCGAACGGCGTGTACCCGCTGACTGTCCGGTTCTACCAGCAGATGCCCGACATCTCGACGCCCGAGAGCAGCAGCGTGGTCCCCTGGTTTCCAAACACCGACTACCTCGACACCAAAACCACCGCGCATATCATGGACCTGGTGGACGACACGCGGGCGCAGATGTTCCACGAGCGCGCCGAGGGTATCCTGAACAAGTACCTTAAGTTGAAAGACGATTCGTCTGACCGCTCGCTGCGCGTCAAGCTGGATCGCAGGTACTTCGGTCAAAATTTTTCTCGCATACCAAATACAAAAACCATCGGTTTCTAAGCCGTGGGCCTGCGCGACGCCAAGAACATATCATTTACGCCAACGGGGCTGACCGACAGTCTCGACGGGACCAACGCGCCCGAAGGGTCCATGCGCGTGTTGCAGAACATCGTGCCCAGTTACGGCACGCGCGGAGTCTACACGCCCCGACCAGCGGGCACGGCAGTGATCGACTTTACCTCGATCAACCCGAACGGCATCGTCAGCGCGCTTATCGTTGTCGGCACCCGCGCCTACGGCTGGATTTCCTCGTCGACATACTCAGGCAAGGACCAGCCGTTCTGCTACGACTTGGGGGCCTCGGCGTTCGTCACGCTGACCGGCGTCGCGTCGGCGCTACTCCCCGCCACGCAAGCGAGCATTGGCGACTGGACCCCGCCGGTCGTTTGCGCGGTGACGAACTCGCTCATTCTGTTTCTGCATCCCGGCTACGCCGGGGGCGCCAACCCGTACTTTGGCTGGCTGGACATCAGCAGCTTCTCGCAGACCGTGCTCGGCAACACGACGTCTGGCTCGCCCACCATCGCGGGTCTCGTCACTTCGCAGGGCACGTCAGCGCCGATCCTGCAAGGCATTCAGCCGGGGCAGGCGGTTACGGGCGCAGGCATCCCGGCAGGGGCTTACGTGCTGTCCTGCGCCAACGGCACGTTCAGCCTGAACACCACAGGTAACGTCAACGGCACCACTTCGATCCTGCTGGTGGCCAACACGGCGGGGGTGACCGCTGGCATGTCTGTGACCGGCCCCGCGTTCCTCGCGGGGACCTACGTCACCAACGTCTCGGGAACGACGGTCACAATCAGCCAGGCGGCCATCACCACCGCGACGGGCACGTCGATCAACTTCTCCGGTGGCGGCACGATCACGTTGTCGGCCAACGCCAGCGCCAGTGCGAACAACGTCTCTCTGACGGCGACTGGCGGCACTTTCTCTGCGCCGCTGTGGAGCGCCGGCAACACCAATACCAACCCGCTGTCGCAGGTGCCGCTCGCTTGCGCCGGGTTCAACGGGCGGGGGTATTTTGGTCTTGGCCCCTATCTCGTCTACAGCGATCCGCTTAAGCCGCTGCAAGTGAGCTTCGCCTCGCAGGCGCTGGTCATAGGCGACAACACCCCCATAACGGCCATCGTGTCTGTCCCTCTGACCTCGCAACTCACCGGCGGCATCCAGCAGGCGCTGACTGTGTTCAAGGGTGGGGGCGCGTTGACGCAGATCACGGGCGACGCAGCGACCTCGAACCTCGCGCAGAACACGATCGCAGGGTCCGTGGGCACTCTGGCGCCCAACTCCATCGCGCAGACCCCCTACGGCATGGCCTTCATGGCCACGGACGGGATGCGGATGCTGGGGCTGACGGGTACGCAGGGGGAAGTTATAGGCGCAGACGGCTCCGGGGTGCAGGTTCCATTCCTGAACGCGCTCTACCCTTCGCGCATGTGCGCCGACTACGGCGAAGGTATCTACCGCATAACTGTCCAAGACGCGAGCGTCCCGAGCGAACCCCTCTACGAGTACTGGTATCGGTTCCAGACAGGGGGTTGGACCGGGCCGCACACCTGCGCGATGCGCATGGTGGCTGCGCACCCTAGTGCGTCATCGTTCCTCGGGGCGCCGTGGGCGGCCAACGGCGTGGCGTGGGAGACGGGGGTCTTGCCCTTAGCCACTTCCACGTACACCGAGAACGGCGCCCCTCTCTCGTGGACCTACACGACCTCGCTGTTCCCCGACAATCACGAGGGCAGCTTCAACAAGGTCATGCAGACGAATATATCCTTGGCGATATATTCCAGCGACACTCTTTTGGTGTCCGCTATTGACGACCGGGGCGCCACGCTTGACGCGCAGGAAGTTACGGGCTTTTCTGCGGGTGCGAGCCTGTGGGGCTCCGGGGTGTGGGGTACTGCGCTGTGGGGGGCATCTGCCCCCACCCTGCGGGAACTTCCGGTGTTCTGGGACTACCCCCTAGTGTTCCGGCAGGTATCTATAAGCGTTACCTCGCCCTCCGCAGCGGGGCAGTTGATCGGCAACATATACGCCAAAGCCCAGCCTGTAGGCTGGAACACGGCTTTGCAGTGAGGGTGAGATGAGCATAGCCAACGGGATCACCCTGCCAAACGCCTTGGCGAACGGGCAGACGACAGACGCAGCGCAAGTGATGGCCAACTACAACACGTTGCTGACGGCGCTGAACCGCGCGCTGCTCGACGCGGGCGGCGGGTCGGGCATGAACGGCTACGGTTCGAAGATTCACAACATCGCTGCCGGGTCCGCCTCGACCGACGCGGTCAACTTGGGGCAGTTGGCTAGTTACCTCCCGCTTGCCGGGGGGACGCTGACCGGGGCGCTCGCTGCCACGGCGGGGCTGACGGCGGCCACGCAGGCAACGGGCGACAACACGACCGAGGCGGCCACTACGGCTTTTGTCCAAGCGCAATTGGCCGCGACGTTGGCGGCATCGGGGTTCCTCCCTGAGAGCGGCGGAACGATGACAGGTGAACTGGTCACGCTGGCCAGTGCGGCGGGGGGCGCGGGGCTAAACCTGCCACAGGGCGCAGCGCCCACCAGCCCGGCTAACGGCGATCTATGGACCACCGCAGCGGGTGTGTTCGCGCGGATCGCAGGCGCGACGCAGCAACTGGGCAGCGTCTTGACCTTTACCAGCAACGCTAACGGCGTGGCGATAGGGTTCCCGATCGGCGGCGTGACCTACTATCTACAGTTTTGCCTCTTCGGTTTCGTCAGCGGCGGGTCATACGCGTCCGTCACATACCCCGTGGCTCTCGGCACGGCGGTCAAGGGGTACAGCGTGTCGAAGCAGGCGGTCGCGTCCATCAACGATTGCATAAACGTCGACGGCTCTCCGGGCCTGAGTAGCGCGACGCTTATCAACGGGGGAACCGCCACCAGCGGCGGGTGCGTCACCGTATTCGGTTACTGAAAGGCGGCGTTGCGGTGTCACAAGTTTCCGATCAACTCGCGCAGATTGTTCACCAACTCGAAACCAGCGCGGCTGTACAGGCGGACATCATCGCGCGCCTCACGACTGTCGAGGCGATGGCCAAGAAAACCGTCGGCGTGGTCGAAGCGTGGGACGCGATGAAGACCGGCGGGGCCTTCCTGAAATGGCTCGGCGGGGCTATCACCGCCTTCGGCGTATCTTGGGTGGCGCTGAAATCAAGTCTCGGTTTCTTCGGAAAATAGCGTTATAGCCTGTCGATCGAAGGAGAAGGCCATGAAGAAGAGTTCAGGGATGCTCGCAGGTATGAGCACCAACAGCCCCAAGGCCCCTAGCGGCTACGAGATCAGCGGCATGGCGACCAAGTTGGGCGCGGGCGACATTGGCCGCAAAGACCCCGCGCCCAAGGTCAAGGTGCCGGGCGGCCGGGTTGCGTGAGCGCCTTCACGCCGATTGGGTTCTATGACCTGTCCGTCCTGTTTGCCGGCTACGCCGGCAAGCATAAGCGCGCGCTGGTCGAGAGCACCGATCCCCGGCACACCGGGGTTCGGTATCTCGACCTGCTCCGCGACAAGGAACAGACGGAAACCCTTTCGGCGTGGAATGGCGCGCAAGCGTTCTTGCAGCGGGTCGAGCGCCGCCTGGCGGAACTTCCCAACGCGACTGAACTGCTGAACGCCTATATTGTGGCCTTTGACCCTGACGGGTACGAAGCCTGGGGACGGGAAGAAGCCCTCGAAGGGCTGATGCGGGTTGAGGTCCTTTTGGCTCCGGCTCCGGGGTTCAGGGTTTACTCGGGCAACGAGGCCATGGCGCCGATGCCTTGGACGGCCACGGTCGTCGATCACCGCGCGCTGTCGTCGCGCAGCAATTTCAACGCGCCGAACTCGGCGCACCAACTCGTCCTCGAACTGGCGCTCGACGCAGGAGTGTGACATGAAACGCTTAGGCTTGGCGGCGCTGGCACTGTCGACGCCACTGACCGCACTGGCGCAGAACGCGACCGTGGGGGTGCCTGCGATCTTGAATGGCAACCCAGTGACGATCAGGACGCCTTACACGCCCAACGCGGACGGGACGTACTCACAGCAAATTTCGGCCGTGTCCCCCTCGGGCGGGAACTTGGCGCTGGAAACGGGCGGGAATTTGGCATCCATTGTTGCGGCTATTCCTGCACCGATCAATGCGCAGACTACCCATGGCGTCAACATCGGCGGCGTCGAGGGCGTGACCGTCGCCAGCACCCCCGGCACCTATCCGATCACTGTCCAGCCGCAGTCTACAGGATTTGCTGTCACCGCCAGCGGCGCGGTCACCGTCGCCACCAACTCCGCTGGCACGGTCAACCTGGTACAATCCGACAGCAGCGCGGCGATCAATGTCAGCACCGCGACTACCACGCAGATTGTCGCGCTGGTGTCAGGCAAATCGATCTATGTCACGGGCTGGGATATCGTCGTTGCTGCCGCCGACACTATCACGCTGGAATATGGCACCGGCACCAATTGCGGCACCGGCACCACCACACTGACCGGCGCCTACAGCTTCGCGGCCAACGGCGGGCTCGCCACCGGATCGGGCCTTGGCGTGCTGTTCAGGCTGCCAGCCAGCAACGCGCTGTGCGTGGTCACCAGCGCCGCCGTCCAGGCATCGGGCCGGGTGTCCTATGCCCAGTTTTAAGGCCGCGCTCGCCGCACGGATGGCCGAGGCGGTTGCCGCTGTTCTGATACTGATCGCCCTGCTGTGGTGCGCGTCCCCCGCGCATGCCATGACCCTGACCGCCATCGGCGAAACCGCGTGCAACACGTCGGCCAACACCTGTTCGACCACGGCAACCGGCAGCGTTGCCAGCGGCGGCACGACAATGGTTGTCGCCACCGTCAACACCAACACCCTCACCGGGCTTGTCGTTTCGGACAGCGCGGGCAATTGTTCATCGGCCTACACCATCCAGACCGCGACGATCAGCAGCGGCGGATTTTCGACCACCGTGGCGGCCTGGTGCACCGTCACGTCGGCGGCGATCACGTCGGGCACCACCACCTTCACGATGTCCTACACCGGCACCGCCTTTCCGCTGATGATCGTGGCCTATTCGGTCACCGGCAATGCGCAGACCACGTTTTTCGACCAGCAGGCCACCAAAGTCACCGGGCAATGGACCAGCGGGACCGCCGTTACCGGATCGACCTCGCCCGCGTTGGCCTGGTCGTCAGAGGACGCGATCGTTGTCACCACGTTCTCTGGCGGTGCCACGACCGATAGTATCGGCACATATACCGGCGGCTATGCCTCGGTCAGCGCATTTCCGGCCACTGCATTGAACCGTCCCGAAATGTGGGTCGCCAAACAGACCATCACCAGCGGCACCGCGCAAGTCGGCTTTACCCCGACACTCAGCGCGTCGAAATACGGCCTGACGCAGATATTCATGTTTGTGAACTCGGGTGCGCTGTCGATTGG